CCATATACAGAAGCAACTTCACCCATTGTTACACCTCTAACACCTTCAGGTGTTTCGAATTTTAAAATAGAAGTAAGTGCTGATACTAATTTACCATATTCAATAGCACCTAAACCTAATCTATATTCTCCAATAACTTTTTTGTTGAATAAGATAGCCTTTAATTCGTTTAATTTGTCAATGTATTCTTCTTTTGTTGCTGGGTCCCATTCATATTCAACAATATCAGTATTTGCTGCTAATTTACCATAACCATATTCATCAATTGCTTCTGCGTTTGCTGCGTCTTGATTATCTGCTGCTTCTTGAATAGCGTTTGTAATATCACTACCTACTACCATTAAAGGAACTCTAATAGAATAGTCTAAGTTTAATTCAGTTAAATCTACCATTGTATGAGAATAAGTAGTTAATGCTGGATCTAATCTATTTTGAATTTCCTTTGTTTGTCTTACATGTGCTGAAACTGCGTCTTGTTTAGCAATTTCGATAACAGGTGCTCCTGTTTGTCTTAAATCTCCAATATAACTAGGGTTTAAGAAATTGTAAAATGTTGATTGATATAAATAATTTTCATATACTCTTTTTGCAAAACCTTGAAGGTCTAATTTAATTTCTTCGTACATATTGTTTTTTCACTCCTTTTATTATTTAATTACTATGTCCCTAATGTTAGTTTTTCTACCAACATCTAGGTCTACTGCTTTCTTAACAGGTTGTGCGAACTTACTTTCTTCTGGTATTTCAATTTTCTTTTCTTCTGCTGTTTCAGTTTTAGGAAAGAATGTTGCTCCATATCTCTCTTTAATTTGTGAAATAGCCTTACTATCATCTTGTTCATCTTGATAAATACTATTTCTTAATTTGATAACTTCGTCTAAATCTTCCTTCTTGAAACCTTGACTTACCATTTCAGTTTTTAAGTTTGCAACTTTGTTAAGACTTGTTAGTTCTGTATTTCGTGCTTCTATATCATTGTAAGACTTTTCAAGTTTATTAAACTTATCTTCTAATTCAGTATAAGTTGCAGTGCTTTCTTTAAGTGCTTCTTGTCTTGCCTTTTCTACTTCGTCACTTGATACATAACCTTTTCTAATATCTTTTTCAAGTTTTTCTAAATCAAAATCTTCAGCGGACACTTGAATATCCTTGTTTTTTAGATATTTTGTAATATCCATGTTTTAACTTCCTCCTATTTGCTAGCATATTTTAGAAGTGCATATACACTTAAAGTTTTAAGACATTCAAGCACTGGTCTATCTATAAATCGCTTCTACTTGTCTTTTTAAGTCTTTTGTAGGTAGCGTATTTACTAATTCTTGTATTTTATCATTTGCATTTTTTATTTTTCTATTTATTTTATCTAACTGCTTTTGTGTTCCATATCTTTCAATAATGGATCTATCAGTTATCCATCTATCTATTTTTAAACTATAATTATTTACTTTTTGTCTTATATCATAGAAGTCTACTTGTTCTTCTCTACTATAAGGAACTTTCTCTATTTGGCTATTGTCCCAAAATAATGATAAAGTACATTTGCAGTTAGGGTGTAAAACATCTCCAACTTGTTCGTGTGCTTCTGTTCCTAATATTTCTTCTACTTCATATCTTGTTAATATTCTATTTTGATATAATTGACAATATTCACAACTAAAAGGGTGATAAGGTATTATAAATAAATTCATATTTAATCTATCTGCGTCCCCTAACGTTGTATTCCAACCACTTCTTGTTAAATCAACATTATGCAACATTGATAAATAAGTGGCTACATCAACATATCTTGCTATACTATTTGTATCTTGTTTATAGTATGCTACTACTTGATTAACTTCTTCATCGTAAACATCTAGTTTATTTTGTATATAGGTATCTTTATCTTTATCTTGTATAGATTTATAAGAACGTTTATAACTTTTAACTACTCTTTCTATATATCTATTTTCTATTTTTCTAAAATCTTTTTCAGGTGTTAGACTGAAATAATCATCTACTACAATATCTCCTACTGTATGATAACTTTCTTTTCCTTTATCTAATGCCTTAACTTCTATACCTAATTCTACATTATTGTTATGTACTAATTCTTTTAATTTACTTATTTGTTTATCCATAAACTCATGATCCAAGTCTTTCCATAATCTTTCAACTTGTCTTTGAAATTGCTCTGGGCTTTTATTTTTATCTAAATAAGTAAAATATAAAGTTTTAGTTCTACTTTCTAATTCATTGTATTTACTATTTACTAAATAAACACTATCACCAATGAATTGTTCGTTAGATTTCTCCATAGTCTACTTTAATAAAATCTCTTTCTTTTTCATTTTCTTTGATGATTTCTTCTTCACTAACTTTATCATTATCTCTTAATAATTTATTAAGTATAGGTGTCATAAGTCTTGTTTTTACTGAATAAGGTACACTCATAACTCTTTCTACACTTGATAAAGTTCTTATAATTTTATCATCATCTAATTTTTCATTATCTCCATAGTCCCATTTAATATCTTTTGGAATAGCATTTTCATCGCTTATATTAAGTAATTCTTGTAATTTAATGATATTCTCTAACAACCTATTTATTTGTGGCTCTAATTGCTTTTTAATAGCCTCTATTGTCATTTCACTTAATGACATTGATAAGTCTACACTTGTTGTATTTTGGTATGCGTCTTTTTCATAACCAAAACTAGCAGGACTTAAATTAGCCATTTGTATAATTTGATAATCTAAAAACTTAAATGCATTAACATAATCATTTACTCTTAAATTACCTTGTAAGAACTCAAATATAGTATGCCCTTCATCTCCTGGAAGAATTGTATAATAATCTTGCATACCATTTACTTCAATACTTCTTACATTATACATATTTTGACTAGGTTGCCATTTAGTATAAATATCACCACTTTGATAATGTTGCGAAGTAGCAATTCTTGTTTTAGTTTTTTGTACTTCTTCGCATAATGTATTATAGATTTCAACTTCTTCATATAATAACTTTGTACTATCTTTAAAGAAGTCTTGACCTATATCTATATTAACAATAACTTCATATGGTAGTTCATAAAACTTTTTATAATCAGTACCATTTGCATTGTTAAAAACTCTAATATCTATTTCTTGCCATTTAGCATTATTTTTCTTTTCTTTTCTATATGCTTTAAGTTGCATATATGTATTACCATTTTCTAGTTTGATAATTCTATGTAATGAATAATCATTGTTTTCATTTTCATAATCTTGTACTAATCTTAAACTAATTAACTTATCATATTTTTGTACTAAATCATAAATACAACATTTTCTAATACATTCCAAATAAATCTTATCATCAAACTTATGTATATATATAAATGCTTCTTTATCATATACTGCTTGTTCTAATGCTTCACCTAATGTTGGTGTAAGCCAATTTATTTCTAAACCTTCTGTTTCAGTAAGTAAATCACTACCGAATAATTGATTTCTAATATATGTCCCTATCTTTTTTGCACTAGGTGCTAATACATATCTACTTTCTTCCTTTTTCTTAATATTAGGAACTCCATTTGTATAACCAGGGCTATTTATTACTACATCAATTTTAATATAAGGTGCTACAATTAAATCTTCATCATATCTTAAATTATTATATAGCATTTATATTTCTCCCTTCTATAATTTTACACCTTCATCTATTACAACTCCTATATAGATCCTTTTCTTAACTTCATCTGTATGTAATAAGACAACAGGTTTAACTACTATATTAACTTTATAAGCATTAAATAATTGTTTTTTATTAAATATAGTAATTATTAACTTTTTGTTTTTTAAATCTTGTAATTGCTCTTTTTTTACTCTCTTAACTTTGACTAATATACCATTATAGTAAATGTATATTCTCCATCTTTTGACTTCCTTTAATTTATTAAATAAGTCTTTAATCTTTCTAATCATAATTCCTCCAACAAAAAAAGCATAAAGTTATTCCAACTCTATGCTTCCATTTGCACCTATAAAGGTCAAATACACTGCACTTCTATATTAAATATACTCTTATTATTTATCTTTGTCAAGTATTTTTTTATTTTCTATAAAAACATAATGGTCTTTATAAATATGATATACTTCACTTTGTTTACAATTCTTACATGGTATAACTAATTTTAAAGGTCTTTCTAAACTTACACCATATTCTCCTAATAGACTAATTATTTCATCGTAATTTATTTCACATAAGAAACGTTTTGTTTTTTTGCACTTAATAACCATATATTCTCCTAAACAACTGGTGCTCTATCTGTTAATTTGAATTCCATTATTATATATCT